AATCTTCCCACTGGAATTTCTCCTATAATATATGTATATAATATTTATGTATTATTTTATCATATTATAAAATACATTAGCTACTTTTTTATGCCAATCTGGACCAGGATGTATACCATCTCTAGCATCTGTTTTTGCTGCAATAAATGTTTCATACAATTCTTTGCTTTTTACAGTACCAATTTGATCATGTACGTGATGTTTTTTATCTTCCAACGATGCAAAGATAGGAATATTTTTATTTTCTGCTATTTCCATTAAAAAAGCATAATCCCTAATTAAATTATATTTTAACAACCACGGTTCATCTGCATATATTTTAGGATATTGTGGTTGATCTATAAATTCTTGACTAAATTGCTTGTTTGGGTGATATGGTATTTCTAATCGTGTAAAAGGTGGCCAATATATAAAAATATATGTTGGATTTAATATATCTATTGTTTTATATATACTCCGTACAACATATTGCGAACTAGCACCAGAAGTAGCTATATTATATACACTAACACTTTTTCCTGTTTGTTGAATAGTTTCTTTTAGAATAAAAGGCCAACTTTCTTCTTGGTTTACACCAACACCAACTGTATTACTGCATCCACATGTTAGTATATTAACATCCGATCTTTCATCAAATCTATCTGATCTGAACCCATATTCATTGAATGTATATGTTATATCTTTATCATATATGGCATTTTTAGGAATATCTGTATCTACCCATTCAATAGTTTTGTTTGGTGGATACATATTACTATAGAATAATTCCTTTGTCCATGCTGTTTCTAATTCACCTTTATATAAAGGTTCAGATTGTTTCCATTTCATGAGTATATTTAATATACTAAAAAAGCATAATAAAAAATATTATGCCTTTTTTAATTGTCTATTTCGGTATTTTATTTTACGAAGCAACCATTTCTTCAATCTCAGCTTCAAGTTTTTTATTATTCCTGGCAATAGCTTTATCCCATCTATTAAAAGTTTCGCTAGGGATGATCCCAATACTGTCCCAAATGCGACCAAGAATGCTGTTGCACTCGCTTTTATTAAGTCCAACTGATTTAGTTGCGCTATTATAACTTCCCATTCCCTAATTCTCCTTTACGTTGTTATTTAGCATCATAGCTTACCCTTTTTACAACAAATTCTAAATATAATACGAAAAAACCACCCCGAAGGGTGGTTTTAATAGGTTTACTGTGTTATTATCTTATTGGAAAGATAAATTAGATACAGCAATTTCACCTAAGTAATCACCTGCATTACCGAATGAACTTGCAGTATTAGTGAGCTCCACGTAGCCATATCTTGTCATAAATGACACTACTGGTTCGAAAGTGCTAGGATCTAGTACTGTTCCAGAACTCATTAGTGGGATATATGGGCAGTAGAACGCAGCAGCATCTGCTTCGCTTGAACCTTTATAACCAACTAATACAGCTTGTGTATCAGAAGCATATGAATCAACATATACCTTCATAGCACTATTCAATGTACCTACTAACTTAGTGTTAGTTGGTGCTTCGAATGTACCTTCTGTAGTACGTGCAAATGCTGAAGTAGTAGCTGATTGCAAAATAGTCAATGCAGCAGGACTAACAACAGCCCAGTTACCAGCACCACGACGAGTACGTTGTGCAATTAAGTTACCAGTACGGTTAACTAATACAGCTAAAGCAGCATGTTCATCACCAACGAATGTAGCAGTACCAGAAACAGTAGCTTGATCATATGTGAATTCAGTATTAGCTAATGAACGTAAAGATAATAAAATCTCTTGATCGATTTCAGCAGTAATTTCTTGTGCTAATGCAGCCATAATTTCAGCTTCAACATCAATACCATGCATTGAGTTAGCATCTTGTGCCGCTTCGAAAGTCCAACGTGCTTGTAACTTACGAGTCTTAGCTTCAACTGCTTGTTTGAGTAATTGAACGCTAATGTTACGACCACCAGTACCTTCCATATCGGAAGTAGCAGCACCAGTATAAGCTGATTGCGTAGCACCATTACCACCAGAGTATGCAGTAGCAATCTTGAATGGACTTAATGCTTCATCACCAGCAGTAGTATCAGCATTAGCTGTACTTGTATCATTCATTGTAGTACCATAACGTACACGTAATGTATGAATTTGACTTACTGGACCTTGCATTGGTTGTACACCAACTAATTCATTAGCAATGACAGTTGGCATTACACGTCGAATGACTGGTAAAATTACACGGTTAAGTGTAGCAACGTTACCTGATGCTGTAGCACCAGTACTAGCTGATTCAGCTAAGTATCCCTTTGTGTTTTCTAAAATAACACCCATTGTAGAGCGTTTTGTTCCGTTTAAACCTTCTAAAAGTGCATCTTTTGTCTCGCTCCAACGGCTTTCTAATAGTTCTTGTGACATTATTATATTCTCCTAATTTCTAATCACTTAAAGTCCTGCTAATCGTTTAATGTCTACGACATTAGCTGATTTAGCTACTTCTTTTTCTTTATTACCAGTTACTTCTTTCTTACTTTCTGTTAAAGTTTTCTTTTTAGAAGGAACTTCAACTTTCTTGTTTTCTAAAACCGCTGGTAAGTACTTCTCAAAAGCGCGAGATAAACGCGATGTTTGTACGCTTTCTAATAAATTATGCATAATTTCTGCTTTGTCTTCTTTAAGAGGACCTAACAAATCATCCATAACCTTAGCACGATGGTTACTTTCAGTAATCATACGTACTTCTTTATTCTTGCTTTCGATTAAGACTTTCGCCTTAGTCATTGTTTTCCTAGCTTCAGCTAGTTTATTATCTTTTGCTTCAATTTCACCTTGTAATTTACGAACTTCAGCACTTTCATTTAAGTGTGTAGTTAAGAATTCAGTAGCAAATGCTTCATAAATTCTACGTCCGAAGTCGTTTTCACGCGCTGATTTAATATCTTCTTGCAATTGAGATAATTCACCATGAATACGCTTAGTAACAACATCCTTAACTTTAGCAGAAGATTCTGCAATAAAGTTATCTTTAAGGTCTGTAAGTTTATCCTTCGCTTCAGCAACCAAACGCACTTTAGATTCTACTAAATCACGTTTATCATCTGCGAATTCAACAATTTCTTTGGCTAATGCCTTAGTTACAAATTGTTCTAACTTTTTAAATCCCTCTGTTTGGATTGTACGGTCTTTACGTAACTCTTTGATTTCTTCAGCTAATTTAGTAACCATGAATTCATTAAACTTCTGTGAATTCTCAGTCATTTTAGCTTGGAACTTAACACGATCTTCAGCTAATGCTTTCTTATCTTCTGCTAATTCCTCCATCTCTGTTGTAAGACCATCTGTTACCATGCGATCCAATGCTTCAACCATTGTTTCTTTATCATGCTCGTAACGACCTGCGAATTCTTCACGAAGTTCCGCACGAATAGTTTCACGAGTTTCGTTTAGCTTTTTTTCCCATTCTTCTTGGATTGCTATACGAGTATCCTCATTTACTAAGTCGCTTTCAAGCAGTGGTTTCATTGCATCTAGCATGTAATATTCTCCTATTATAATTTAAGATCCTTGATTAAGGATTTTAACCCTTCTTCCAAGTATCTTTGTGCTGATAAACTCTCCCTTGCATCAGAAGCTATGCCTAATAACTTCTCACCACCGTTCATATTCAACAAGCCTTCATAAATGGCTGTAGGATATGCACCAGGTGCGCTTGGTTGAGCAACAACATCCACTGTGACTATTTCAAAATCACTGACTTGTCCATTAGATTCGTTAACATTGCCACTTCCTCTACTAGACACGCCTAATTTTACACCTGCACCTAACATAGTTTCGACTAACTTACCCATAGGTGTAGGTAAAATCTTTAACTTACCGAAACCGTTTGCACCATCCATCCACATTTCTGTGATCATATGACTAACACGGTCAAGGTTTACTTTTAAATCTTCTGGATGATCTAATTCACCTAATACTGAGTATCCACCCTGTATTTGTTCATTAATAGTTTTTACAGCACTACCAATTTCATTTACAGGGTAAACACGTTGATTAGCATTCTGGACATCACCTTGGATACATACACCTTTCATAAAAAGTGATTTTTTATCACCTTCACCATGAGATTCAACTACTATATTAGCAGCATCGTATGATAAATTTTCCTGTAGGTAAGCCATTATAAATTATCCTTACTTGTTATTCTGTTTCGCTACTGATTTAGCACCATCACTTTTCTTGGCTGATACACCTTTAGAAACCTTTGATAAAGGTTTAGCTTCTGTGTTAGCATCAGTTAAAGAACCAACTGTTGGATCTTTACGACCTTTTTCTTCTGCTGATCCAGCTTTTACTGGTTTAGCACCATTTGTTTGACCTTTAGCACCTGCATTATCAGCATTAGCTGTTTTCTTATTAACTGAACCTTCTTCTGCTGTAGTTGGCTTTGGGGCTGGTTTTAAATCCGCACCTTCAAAAAAGCCTGGATTTGCTGATTCTTCAAATTCTTCTTCATCATCTAGTGCTAATTCTTCTTCACCACCAAATGCCATTTCTTCATCACCAAAACCACCTAATTCAGCATCTTCTTCATCACCAAATTCAGCTTCACCTTCTTCATCACCCATTAATTCATCAAACTCAGACATTAATTCGTCTAACTTATCTTCTAAATCAACAACGCGATCTTCTAAATCTTCTTCATCTGCTTCACCTTCTTCGGCACCCATTTCAATGTCAAATTCACCTTCTTCTGATTCATCATCTAGTGCTAATTCTTCTTCTTCACCACCAAATGCCATTTCTTCATCACCTTCAGTAATTTCATCAGCATCAACTTCTTCTTCAACGTCCTCGACGTCTTCTTCATTTACATCATCTTCTTTCATTAAGTCTTCATAAATATCACGACTTTTTTCTACGACGATTTCATGAAAAAGATCAGCAGCTTTGTTATCTTCATCATTTATTACATATTCAATTAATTTCTCAAATTTGTTCATTTTAGTTTCCTTTTAATAATTTGTGGTTTTTAACGGACACCACAAATTATTTGGGTGTACCTTTTTAGTTAAACGTATTTACAACAACTTATAGTAAATAGATAGATAAAGCATTAAAAATGCCTAAAAACACTAAAATTATCAAGATATTGTAGGAAATTTAAAATTGTTGGGGTGCTTCCACAGGGGTAGCATATTGACGTTGTACTTTTTGAAGTTTTTCTTTAAACTCAAAATTCCTTACATCATTCATTTGACGTAATTTATTAATCTGTTTTAATGTAAGACGTGTCTTTCGTAAGTCATCTTTAGTAACTCTACTTTCATCATCTTCTACATTTTGATATCCAGGAACTCCTTCCTCGTACATTTCATTTAATAACATAATTGTATTTATACTGGTGGTGGCACTGGTGCTTCTGGAACACCTTCTGGTGACATACCACCTTCTGGACCCATTTCACCTTCAGGCATTTCACCCATCATATCTAAATCATCAGCCATTCCAATATCACCCTCCATTCCACCAGGCATTACACCAACACCACGTAAATCAGATCCTTCTGTTGGAATTTCTTCTGTTTCTTTATT